AAGCAGGCAAAGGATAGCCTAGAGGCTGTTGAGAAGGCGCAGAAAAATGAATCTTAAAGATTTGTTAAACCGGGCCGGTATCCGTAACGATGTCGATAAGGCACTGGCAGACAAAGAGGAGGCTAGGGAGAAAAAGATTCAAGAAATGGCCGGGGCAGTAACCCGACTCATTATCAATGAGTCACTTAGGGAGGCTAAGGCTCGCGCTGAAGAGCGCGATAAGCTCCTAATTAAGCCAAATGGGGCGGAAAAGCAGTAGATTTTGCATTAGTAAGTATAGGGCAGTACGTCTCGCCGGGAGGCGCCCGGAACCCCTATTTTACATACACAAAACACAGGAGAATTACATGAACCCATTTGAACTACGCTATGACTTACTCAAGACCTCCAAGGAGTTCTTAACCGAGCAGTACAACGCCCAGCTAAAAGCCTGGGAAATAGCTGACGAAGCTGGTAAAAAACTGCTTGAAAAAGCGCCCCAATTCCCCACAATGCACGAAATCATTGACAACGCAATTGAGATGAACAAGTTTATCAGCACCACAATTGAGGCTCAATTGGTTGACGGCGTCAAGCGCTTTAACCGTATCACTGCAGTATTTTAGTATCGGTTGCGACTTTTTTGAACCAGTTTACAAAAAAGTCGCGACTTTTTTGCAATATGGGGTAGGTATAGTTTCGACGAGGGGCCAAGGCTGATATGCAACCCAGCGGACCACGGGGCAGTACCGTGCTACTCCACCAAACATATGACAACAAAAGACATTTTCTATTTCACAACCGTGCCAGTGGCTATGTTAGTAACTTATAAGTTACTATTGGAGCTGTGGTGTATAACTTATGGGTTAATTTATGGATGATTTTAAGTGCCTTCCCAAAATGAAATCTGGCGGCCCAGTCGGCCTCTATGCCAACATCCACGCTAAACGAGAGCGCATTAAAGCCGGCTCCGGTGAGAAAATGCGATCCCCTGGCGCCAAAGGCGCACCAACCAAGGACGCATTTGTTCAGTCTGCAAAGACAGCTAAAAAATAATGGCAACCAAAAAACACCCTCAATCTAAGTATGACCCAGACATGTGCGATCGTATGATCGAACTAGGTAAATTGGGCGCATCGCAAAAAATGATATGGTCCGAATTGGGTATATCAAAAGGAACGGCAGAAGCCTGGAAAAAGAAGTATCCAGAGTTTGCCGAAGCCTTAGACCTTTCCCTAGTCCACGCCCAAGCCTTTTGGGAACGGGAACTCCTAGCCAATGTGGACAATAAGAACTACAATAGCCGTCTAGCCGAGATTGCCCTCAGAGGCCAGTTCCAGCAAGACTATCGCGAAACCCGCGATACCAAAGTAGATCTTAAAGCGGAAGTTGTAGTCGATTTTAACAAAGAGATAGCTAACCTAATTTCCGCCCTAAAGTCATAAAAAAGATATTTAGTCAAAATGGGACTTGACAGGTCCCATTTTTTGCATTAGTATATATACACTAATCTGACTAAAAAGGCTAATATGACTGCACACGCTATACTATCCGCTTCATCATCTAAAAGATGGATTTCTTGCACGCCCAGTGCTAGACTTGAAGCAACACTCCCAGAACCTAAAAAACCATCAGGGTCATTTGATTTTTCAGCGGAAGGCACTCTTGCCCATTCCCTGGCAGAAATCAAATTGCGCTTGCACTACACACAAATCACACAGGAGCAATATGAACAAGATCTGCAAGAAATACAAAGAAACAAATATTTCACCGACGAACTCGCTGATTACGTGGATAATTACGTACTCTACGTGCGTAGCCAAATCGGGGAGTCGGACACGCCGCTTTTTGAGCAACGTGTGGACTTCTCTGATTGGGTTCCTGATGGTTTTGGTACAGCCGATGTGGTTATACTTTCTCAGCACTCCATTCGGGTCATCGACCTCAAGTTTGGAAAAGGCATCCCAGTCTCGGCGCAAGACAACACACAGCTCAGACTTTATGCCCTCGGTGCGTACTCCAAGTTTAAAGACGAATACCCGGACATCAAAGAAGTCAGCTACACAATCCACCAACCGCGCCTCGAAAGCATCTCAACAGACGGCACAACCATCACCAAACTCGTCGACTGGGCGCAGTACTTCGTCAAACCAAAAGCCAAGAAAGCATGGAGTGGCTCAGGCGACTTCCTCCCAGGCGAATGGTGCCAGTTCTGCAAAGCCAAAGCGCAATGCCGCGCCCGCTCGGACTTCAACAACGAGCTCGCAAAGCTCGAGTTCAGGGCGCCCCCGCTCCTCAGCCAAGAAGAAGTAAGCGACGTTCTAGTAAAAGCTCAAAACCTACGCACCTGGGTTAATGATGTAGAAGAATTCGCTTTGGAAAGAGCAATTACAGAAAATGTAATACCAAAGGGTTTTGAATTAGGCACAACAATTACGCATCGTAAAATTGCTGATTCTCAACTAGCCGCTGAAATTTTAAAAGAAAAGGGTGTACCAGAAGAACAAATATGGGAGCCACGTAAAATAAAATCGATTGCCTCGTTGGAAAAACTAGGTGCCAAAGGACAGGTGATGGCGTGGCTTGGTGGTTTGGTTCAACGCCCTGAAGGATCTCCTAAATTAGTCAGAGCAAAAGAAACTGCTAAAGAGGATTTCCAATGAGCACATGGCTAATAGCTGCAATGGGGTTTGTTTATTTTATAGTAGCCATTGATCAGTTTATGAAAGGTGGCGTCGGCACTGGTATTATGTTTATTGGGTACGCACTCGGTAACGTAGGATTAGTAATGGTGGCAAAATAACAAGAAAGGCAAATATGCTGTTAAAATTTTATGACTCCGAATTTGACATTCCTGAATTTGTAATTGAAAAATTTATTAAAGATTTTGACGGTTTAGCCGGTGGCAAAAACAGAGAATCGGTGTTACAATTAAGATACAACATTGAAGAAGTTTTAGATGCAGTTGCAGAAGATCCAGAAATGTTGTATGATTACGAATGTCGTCAAGATTTTTTACAAGCCATTGCAATGCAACACGCTTTAAAACATCATGGTGTTATGTACGACGCATAGTTTTGTAGTAAAGGGTAGACAGATTGGCCCCTATTGAAGCCCAGTCTCTAACGTTAAAAAGGTAATTTTATGCCAACAAAAACTGTAAAAACTAAATTTGTAACCGGTAAAGTGCGCTTTTCCTATGCACACGTTTTCCAACCAGCAGAAACACCCAATGGCACTATGAAGTACTCTGTGTCAATCCTTATCCCTAAAACAGATAAAGATACTGTTGCTCGCTTTAACAAGGCTTTTGAAGATACTAAAGCAGCTAATGCTTCTGTATGGGGCGGTACAGTTCCTAAGATTTTAAAAGGCGGTTTGCGTGATGGCGATGCAGAGAAAGATGATGCAACATATGCTGGTCATTATTTTATCAACGCTAACTCCAATGAGAAGCCTGGTGTTGTAGATGCAGAACTCAATCCAATTTTGGATCCATCCGAGTTTTATAGTGGCTGTTATGGCCGTGCTTCAATCACGTTGTATGCCTACGACACAAGCGGTTCCAAAGGCATCGCAGCAGGTTTAAACAACGTTCAGAAGTTAGAGGACGGCAATAAGTTAGGCGGTGCTACATCCGCAGCAGCAGATTTCGCAGTATAAGTAGTCCTTTCGGTAGTAGGTAGTCCGGGGAGTGTCCGTAGAAACTACGGCCTCCCTTTTTCATCAACCCATATAACATAGAGAACAACACATGGATCAGTATCAAGAATATATAGCCGCCAGCCGTTACGCACGTTTTGTAGATGACAAACAACGCAGAGAAACGTGGGCAGAAACAGTAGATCGCTATGTCGATTATATTTTTAGTCGCACCCCAGCAATACAAGGTAAGACCGAATTACGAAATGAAATTTTTGATGCTATCCATAACCTAGATTTGATGCCGTCCATGCGCGCCATGATGACGGCAGGAAAGAGTGCCGATCGTGATAACACTTGCGTATATAATTGCTCGTATCTCCCAGTGGATGACCCCAAGTCCTTTGACGAAGCCATGTTCATCTTGCTCTGCGGTACTGGCGTTGGATTCTCAGTTGAATCCAAGTACATTAACAACTTGCCAGAAGTGCCAGAAACTTTGTTTGATTCAGAGCACACCATCGTCGTACATGACAGCAAAGAAGGTTGGGCGAAATCACTCCGCTTACTCCTTGCGCACCTCTGGGCAGGCGAAGTCCCAAAGTGGGATGTTAGCGGGGTTAGACCTGCGGGAACAAGACTCAAAACATTTGGTGGAAGAGCTTCCGGGCCGGAACCATTAGTCGATCTATTTAAGTTTGTTACCAATACGTTTAAACACGCACAAGGGCGCCGTCTGAACAGTTTGGAGTGCCATGATATAATGTGCAAAATTGGTGAGGTAGTTGTGGTAGGTGGCGTGCGCCGCTCTGCAATGATCTCGTTATCTGATCTTGATGATGAAAGGATCCGTTATGCTAAAGCTGGACCCTGGTGGGAGACTGCACCTCACCGTGCGCTCGCCAATAATAGCGCGGTGTATAATGAGACTCCTACCGTTGGAAAGTTTATGGAAGAGTGGCTATCTCTATACAATTCACACAGCGGAGAGCGTGGCATATTTAACCGTGAGGCTGCCAAGAATACCGTTGCTAAGTACGGACACCGTGATCCTAACTTTGAGTTCGGAACTAACCCCTGCTCAGAAATTATTCTTCGGCCCTACCAATTTTGTAACCTTACGGAAGCAGTGGTAAGACATGACGACACTGAAGAAACGCTTCTTAGAAAAGTACGAATTGCTTCGATTCTTGGCACAATCCAGGCCACTTTTACAAAGTTTCCGTATCTGCGAAAAGTGTGGCAACGCAACACCGAGGAAGAAAGATTGCTGGGAGTGTCGCTTACAGGAATTTACGATAACCCATTGCTCACAACACAAGGAGACAAACTAAATGCCCTACTTACCAGACTGCGGGAGGAAGCTCGAAGAGCCAATGAGGAATTTGCAATACTGCTTGGAATACCTAAGAGTGCTGCAATTACTTGCGTCAAGCCAAGCGGCACCGTCTCCCAACTCGTTGATAGCGCTTCTGGAATCCACCCTCGACACTCTAAGTATTACATCCGCAGAGTTAGAGGAGATAAGAAAGACCCTTTAACTCAGTTCTTAGTTAGCCAAGGAATACCAAGTGAAGATGATGTTTACAAACCTACTCAGACGACTGTGTTCAGTTTTCCAATCAAAGCCCCAGCGGGAATCACAAGATCCGACGTCACACCAATGGATCATCTTTCCCTATGGCTTACATTCCAACGACACTGGTGTGAGCATAAACCTAGCGTCACCATCTCAGTGGAAGAAAAAGACTGGCCTTCAGTTGGCGCTTGGACCTGGGATAACTTCAGCGAAATCTCAGGAGTTAGTTATCTACCGTACGATGGCGGAACCTACCGTCAAGCCCCGTACGAAGAGTGCACCGAAGCAGAGTACAACGAGCTCAAAGCCAAGGTCCCAACGATCAACTGGAACGAGTTCAAAGAAGTAACAGACAATGTGGAAGGAGCGCAACAGCTAGCATGTAGC